AATGGTATTACTATTCGTACAAATCGTGGCGGAACATATAAATGGGAAGAGATTGCTACAAAGTTTAACAATTCTACGAATGTAGAGGAGAGAGAAAGACTTAGTAGTATCTTAGAAAATGAATATGAAGTTCATTCTAGCGAATATAGCAGTGTAGGTTTAGCATACGACTATTATTTGGACAACAATGGTTCAATTGATGATCTGCATAAACAACTGGAAGAAATTCTGAGATAACAATACATCTCGGCCCCGCGGGAGCATTAATTTGTTCTCACGGGGCTTTTTTTATGGGCAAAATCCCGATAATTGACTACTCGTAAAGCACCTTTTTTCCTGGTTAAAGATAAATACTTTCAACAAACGAAACTTAATCAGGAGAACACCTACAATGCCAACTTTAGTAAGCCCAGGCGTCGATGTATCAATTATTGATCAATCTCAATATTTGCCGGCCGCACTAGGAACTGTACCTTTTATTCTACTTGCTACTGCTGCGAATAAAGCTGATCCAACGTCTACTGCTGTTGCTCCAGGCACTACTTCAGCAAATGCTAATCAACTATATGCAATTACAAGTCAGGTTGATCTGGTTCAGACTTATGGTAATCCATTCTTCTACACAACAAACACTGGTACACCGATCAATGGGTATGAACTTAATGAATACGGCTTGCTTGCTGCTTATTCTGCACTTGGCGTAACAAATCTAGTTTATTGCTTGAGAGCAGACATTGACTTAGCGAGTCTCGTTGGTCAAACAGGCCGGCCTTCTGGTAATCCAGCAAATGGTACGTATTGGCTCAACACTACTTCTTCGACTTGGGGAATGTATTCGTTTAGCTCTACAACCGGGCAATTCACTGCTATCTCTCCAATTGTTATTAGTAGCACTAGCCAGTTAACTGGTGGCGGCTACCCTATACAATCATTAGGACAAGTTGGTAGCTATGCAGTCAACTCGATTCCGAATTATACCTATCCTACTGCTGGTTCTAACCCGCAATTCTTCTACAAGAATGCATCTAATACCTGGGTAGTTATCGGTAGCAGCCAATGGCTCAATTCAGTTCCGACTGTTCAGGGTACACAATCTAATCCTACATTGACTGCTGGTAACACGCTTACTATTAGCATCAATGGCGGAGCCAGCATAACAGTTACCGTCAGCAGCACTCCAGGACAGAATACTGTTGCATATCTTGCTGCTGCGATTAACTCATATAACACTTCTGGTCTGCCATATATTACCGCGACAGCAACCGGTGGTGCATTGAATCTCTTTTCTGCACAGACCGGTAAGACACCTGCAGACACAAATCCTTTGTATATTACTATTTCTGGTACGGGTTCTATTCTTACAGCCTTAGGAATCACCGCTGGTACATATTATCAACCAAGACTTTCTCATGGTACTTCTTCTCAACAACCTTTATGGCAAGCAGGACAAACATATCCTGCTCCAACTGGCTCTATTTGGATCAAGATAGGTTCTGCTGGTAACGGCTTTAATCCAGTTATTTCTCAATGGAATAGCACAACTTCAGCCTGGGCAAGTGAATCAGTTGTACTTGCAGTAAGTGATTCTTCTGCTATCGCACAAATTGACTCTACCGGTGGCCAGGCTATTCCGGCAGGCGCCCTTTATGCTCAATATCATTATGATAACGATTTCACTGTTAATAGCTCTCAGGGTTACGGTAAGGGACCTATCTATTATTGGGAGCGTCTTGCTACTGGACCAACAGTTATTACTGGTACAGTTGTTTCTCCCACTTTCACTACTGGTCCTTATACCAGTCAAGTATGGGTGACTATTCCGGGATCATCTACTATGGCTGGTCCCTATACAGTTACACTTGCTAATAGTACTGCTGCTACTGATTTTGTGACTGCCTGGTCAGCGGCCGGCATTCCTTATACTACAGTAGCGATCACGTCTGCTAATACACTTCAGCTTACACACACTGCTGGTGGCTCAATTATAGTCAATGACTATAGTACATCGTCTACATATCAGTCTACATATTTGATGGCAGAAGCCGGGTTTGTGATAGGTACTACTACTGGTGTAAAAGTTGGTCCTTTTGCTACGACTGGTTCTATGTCACCTACTCAGACGCACACATCAGGTGTCGGCTCTGGATTATCTATCTATGTTGCAAACGACTATCAAAACTATAATGTGAATCCTACTGCATTTGCTAACGCCGGATCTGGTTATACCATCGGCGATAAGGTAACATTCCCCGGCATTCAAATGGGTGGTATTGGTACAGGTGGTTCGGTCCCGTCCGGCAATGACTTAATTGTAGAAGTTATTTCAGTATCAGCTGGCGGCGTTGTTACTTCGGTTGCATATTATTCTGGTGTCGGATCACCAAATTACATGACCCAACTTTCAAACTGGGTTGACTTCACTTTGACACCTTCTGCTGGTGCACCCGTCGCTGCTCCTGCTAATCTGACTAACTGGTATTATAGCACAGTAAGTCAAGTTGACATTATGGTTAATACAGCCACTGGTTGGAAGGGTTACGGTAATCTTGCTTATAGTAGCACAGGTTTCCCTCTTCCGTCTGGGGTAAACGTTACTGACCCTAATGGCCCGCTGATTAGCCCTACAGCACCTACTACTCAATACGCTGGAACACCTCTTCAATACGGTGATATTTGGATTGATACTAGTGATCTAATTAATTATCCAGTGATCAATCGTTGGCAATCAGTAAGTGGTGTGGCACAATGGGTATTAATTGATAATACTGATAGTATTAACTCAAGCGGCGTTATCTTTGCGGATGCACGTTGGGCACCAAACGGAAGTACTAGCCCTATTACGGCTCCTATTCCTACAATCCAAAGCATGCTGACTAGTAATTATCTTGATCTAGACGCTCCTAGTTCGTCATTATACCCAGTTGGTATTCTGTTGTTTAATACAAGACTTTCTGGATATAATGTGAAGCAGTATAACGCTAACTATTTCAATAATACAAACTTCCCAGGCGCATCTTTACCATCTGAAACTGATGCATGGGTATCGGCTTCTGGCTTACAAGAAAATGGCGAGCCATATATGGGTAGTGCAGCACAACGTATTATGGTTGTTAATGCAATGAACGCGGCTCTAAACACTAACCAAGCAATCAACGATGTTGACAATGGATTCAATTTAATTGCTGCTCCTAACTATCCAGAACTTCAACCGGGTATGATTTCATTGAATGATAATCTGAATAACACTGCATTTATTGTAGGCGATACTCCAATGACGCTTCCGGCGACTGCAACCGTTATTCAGAATTGGGCAACCAATGCAAATAATGCTTCAGTAACCGGAGTTGATGGTCTAGTAACAGTGAACACTTATATGGGTCTGTTTTATCCATCTGGTTTGACTACTGATCTAAGTGGTAATCTTGTTGCGGTTCCTCCGTCACACATGATGATTCGCACTATCCTTCGTAGTGATGCGGCCTCTTATCCATGGTTTGCTCCAGCTGGTACAAATCGTGGTATTATTGATAATGCTACTAGCATTGGCTATATTGATGCTACAACAGGTGACTTCATATCCATTAAGACTAATCAAGGCTTACGTGATATGTTGTATACTCATAATATTAACCCGCTAGTATATTTCACTGGCAATGGTTTGCTTAACTACGGTAATAAGGTCAGCTTTGAATCTGATTCTGCGCTTGATCGTATCAACGTTGTTCGTCTATTGTGCTATATTACTACACAATTGGCAGTAGCAGCAAGACCATTCGTATTCGAGCCGAATGATGCTACAACTCGTGCAGCAATTGGCGGCGTGGTTCAATCATTGTTTGTCAATCTAGTTTCATTGCGTGGTCTCTATGACTACTTAGTGGTTTGTGACTCATCGAATAACACGCCTGCTAGAATCGATGCGAATGAACTATGGGTGGATTGCGCTATAGAACCTGTAAAGAGCGCTGAATTCATTTATATTCCCGTCCGCGTTGTTGCAACAGGTACATTAGGAAATAATACTGGTTCGTAAGTACCATTATATACACAACGAAAAGACCGGATCACTCCGGTCTTTTCCATATCCATTTGGTACTTCCGCAATCCCAAATTCGCATGAATCCTTGTTTATCTCTATTTTGCATCTCAGTCAATGATTGATCATCTGCTTTGGTTTTACGTAATACGAACCTATGAATTCTTTTGATTTGGTTTGATACCAAATACCAGTAATTTGGCTTTGTCCCATGAGAAAATTCAAACCCTAGCGTTTTATATAATCCGCCTGTACTCCATCTATTATCGGAATATGATACAATGATGTTTGGATTATGTTCCCTAATAAAATGCTTGAATAGCTTATTAGCTCCACCAACAACATTTGTGTTCAATTTACTACAAAATCGATTAATTTCCCAATCTGAAATTTTTCTGGATAGATTTGATTTACTGAATGTCATAAGTGATACTAGTTCATTCTCATGATACAATCCATATCTGATATTGCTCCGACCTTTTCCTTGAATATGATTGCTCTCACAAAAATTAGATGCATCAGTAGATGACACTTCTTTGATTTTACATTTTCTAGCGAAGATAGTATTTTGTGTTTTACCTAGTAAATTTGCAATGCGACTTTTGACAATTTCTGGTTTATTGAGCCATTCATCTTCGAATATAGAAACGTACCCAATTCCCTTATCTATAAATTTCAACCTTTTCTCATAGTCGGATGTCTTGCTTTTTCCTAGACTTTCTAAAAGAGATTCGCTGTGCCAATATAATCCATTATATTCTATACAAATATTTTGATTAGGTAGATATATGTCGGCTTCAATCTTGTTATTGATTAATGTAGTTACATTGGATAGTGCTGAATTATCTAAAGAATACACAAAAGCAAATAGTGATATTTCTCCTTGACTTCTTTTATAATACACTCTCGGGTAACAAACAGGACAAACATCAGTCTTAAATTTTGATGGAGTAAAGCACTGCTTAGTAAGAGTGAATTCATGAGAGCAGCTATTACATCTCAATGAAACATATGGTTTTATTAAGGAGAGAAATTCACAGTTGGTTTTGGGTATAGCTTCTAGAAGGTCTGTGTATGATTTAGCAGTTCTTTTTTTATTTCCTCTTGTTCTACTTTCTTTCATTATAGCCAGTGTTTTTTCAGTATGTTTCTTACCTCTCATACTTTTACCTAGATCAGTTCCCCTCTCTATTTTGGTCTGTACGGCCTTTTGTGCCCTTAGCTTCATAGATTCAGGATTATTTTTGGCAAATTCTATTGTTTTCGCTCCTAGATGTGCTTTTTGCTCATCTGACCAAACTACATGATTACGTATTAATTCTCCGGATTTGTATTTTTCTTCACGCAATCGGTACGATTCTTTTTGTTTTTCACTAGCTGAATATGTCTTTCCTTTATTCCACGGTTCTAATCCTATCTTCTGATCAGACATATGCTTTCTTTGTTCTTCAGTCCAACTATTGCCAAAATTTGGATTGTTTTCACCTATCCTATTTTCACCCAATCGTTTTCGATATTCAGAACACGAAATAGAATCCTTACCGTACAATTCTCTGTATTGCGTAGTAGTTATGTTATGTTTTCTTAGATGAGAATTTGTAATTTGAGTTGAAAATTCAGTAGAGCATATTTGGCATGTAATAGACACTTGGGTAGACCTTTCTATAGAAGCACTCAAATGTATTTATGCAACAGGTACATTAGGAAATAATACTGGTTCTTAATACTATTTCATATACAACGAAAAGACCGGATCACTCCGGTCTTTTCCATATCCATTTGGTACTTCCGCAATCCCAAATTCGTTTATATCCCTGAGCAAGACGGTTTTCATATTCAGTTAGTGATTGTATATCATCTTTTGTCTTTCGAAGAGAAAATCTATGAATTCGTTTTATTTTACCCATATCCGCATACCAGTAATTTAGTCCGGTATCTGATACATAATCAAATTCTAAAATCTTATAAACCCCCTCAGTTGTTGACCAGCAATTATCTGAGAAGGAGAGTATTTCATTTGGATGATAATTATCACAATAATGCTTAAATAATTTCGATGCTCCGCCGATGACTGATGTGTTTAATAACGAACAAAAACGAGATAGTTCTTTTACCCCTTCTTTCTTTTTATGACCACGAGAAAGATTTGGAGTAGAAAAAGTCATAATAGAAACTAAAGCATCATTATTATATAATCCAATTTTGGTAGTAGAAGGAACATATCCTTGAATATGATTTTCATTAAGAAATTTTTTAGCATCCTTAGATGAAATAATTCTTATTTCACAGTTTCTAGCATATATCTTTGCAGACACCATACCCAAAACATTTCGTATTCTTGATTTAACGATTTCCTGCTTATGATCCCAGTCATCTTCAAAAATATGAATTAACTGTATTCCATTATTTTTTGCATCTAGTTGTTTTTGTTTATGGTAATTTTTATCTATGCGCAAATCATTGTGCCAGTATAGCCCATTAAACTCAAATCCTATGTTGCATAACGGTACATATACATCAATCTCCTGCTTACCAGTTAGCACCTTTGCATTTTCAACTATAGCTATTTTTAACTCATCTCGAATAAATCTTTTTAAAGTGGCCTCCTTGCCTGATCCATGCGTAATTTCCCCGCAAGTACTACATGGAGTATCGAGATTTCTAATTCTCCATTTAAACGTTTCTGAAGGTAACGAATCAGTTTTATTGCAGGCATTGCATTTGAAGGAAATTAATTTGTTTGGATTTTCATATTTAGCTTGTTTCATCTCATCTGGATTAGCAATTTCAAGAAAAGTAACACCGGTCGGGCATAGTGAATCATATTTTTCTAATCTTTTTTTAATTGATTTCTCTTGAAATTCATGACTTCCGTAATATAAGCCTTCTCCGTAGTTAGCAATTTGTGTCTCCACGCATTTCACACGATGATTTTCTAGTTGTCCTGGATTATCTACACCATATTTTTCTTTTAGCGTCTTCCTACCTCTAGTATTCAGTTCAGGTGCACGGTTTCTTGCTGCTTCTCTGGTTTTAGATGAAACGTTTGCTCCGTATTTTTCAAGCATAGTAGCTTGCCGCTTATCTCTAGCTCCTGGCATATTACGAATATTAGTAACTCCGTATTTTTCCATGAGAGTAGCTTTTTGTTTATCAATACGAGCTTGTTGTGTGGTTTTTCCCGCAATAGACCGGCACTCAATTGAACAGGTTTTGTTTTTATTAAGTTTTACTGGGTTGCCGCATATGATACAGCGTGGGGTTGAATGGTCAATCATAAATTATATTTATAGCATATACAATTCTCAAAGTCAATATTTTACCTATTACTGTAAATCGCCAGGTTAATTTTTTTGCCTCAAGCATAAATAATAATACTAACTTAGAAAAGAAAGAAACAATATGGCTACAGCATCACAATCCCTATATAATATGGCGGTGGCGACTGACAATTCTGGTGGACAACAAGGCTTATTGATGCCTAAGTTGCAATTCCGATTCCGTGTCAACTTCCTGAACTTCGGGGTGACGACTGCATCTGGATTGAGTCTCACTAAGCAAGTAGTAGAATGTTCAAGACCAAATCTCTCATTCGAAGAAATTAAGCTGCCGGTTTATAACTCTACGCTTTATTTGTCTGGTAAGCATACTTGGTCAGAACTTACAATAAAAATTCGTGACGATGCTTCTGGTAGTGTTTCGGCGGCAGTCGGTCAACAAATTCAAAAGCAAATGGATTTCGTTGAGCAAGCAACTGCTGCTACTGGTCAAGATTATAAGTTCGAAACCAATATTCAGATTCTAGACGGTGGTAACGGTACATCTGCTCCGCAAGTTCTTGAAACTTGGGAACTATATGGTGTATGGGTAAAAACTGCTAACTATAATTCATTGAATTATGGTACTAGCGATGTTGTAATGATTGACTTGACACTTCGTTTCGACAATGCCATTCAAGCGCCTCTTGGTTCTGGTATCGGTACTCCGGTCACTCGTCCTTATTCGAGTCTCACTGGTTCTACTACAGGTATTGGTTCGGCTACATCTGGAACAGCCTAATATCATAAAAGAATAGCATATGGCTAGCTTTGTACAAACTTTACAAGTACCATCTAGTACTGAGTACCTACGTGACTATACCCATGCTTCTCTTGCCTTTCGAACTAATTCTTATCAGAATGCTCCGAAGCTTAAGTTTCTCTTTCATACCTACTTTACTATTAATCAGGGAGTATATCCAGCTGGATCACAAACCAATTATGCTTTATTAGTCAAAGATGTAAAGTTACCATCATTCAGTATGGATACTCCGACGCTCAATCAATACAATAGAAAGAGAATCATACAAACCAAGATTAAATATGATCCGATTGATATCTCATTTCATGACGACAATGCAAATCAAAGCACTCAGTTATGGGAAAGCTATTACAACTATTATTACAACGACGGTACTCGTCCTGGGGCAGTATTACCAGCAGCTGGAACAACTGGATCAGCACCATATGGGCAAGGAGCTCCGGGAGCATCATATAATCTTCGTGACATTTATCAGAATGGGCCTGTTGGATCCTATGATTGGGGTTTCAGCGGCGGCGTTGGGTCTGGGACATTAGATTCGCAAAATAATACTAAGACTCCTTTCTTTCAGCAAATTACAGTGTTCGGATTTAATCAACACCAGTTTACTGCATATACTCTGATTAATCCAATAATCAACTCCTTCTCTCATGATACCTATTCTTATGCTGATTCGGCCGGAACAATGTCAAATAAGATGACAATTGATTATGAAACAGTTGTTTATAATTACGGCGCATTAGACGGGCAAGACCCCGGAAACATTGTCACTGGTTTCGGACAACCCGGGCACTATGACACAACACTAAGCCCAATATCATTACCCGGATCAAATAGTATGGCACTAGGACAAAATCAATTAGTGAATGCAGACGGCGGATATGTTAGTGATGTTGATCAGAGTTATCGAAACGATGCAGCGATACAAGCAGCCGGAGTGTCATACAGCGCATTCAACAATCCTAATCTTAATGTGAGTGCCGGATCTGCACTAAACACCATGCTTGCTATAGCCGGGCAAAATGCTCCTACAAATCGTAATACATTATTTAACTTCCCTGGTGCACAAACAACTCCTGGCCCAGCCGGCCTTGCATCAGCACCAGTTATTAATGCACTGACTAATGCTATAGTTAGTGCTATACCAAACGCCGGCACACAATATAATGGATAGGTAGACCTAATTTAGCATAAATACTAATATGGCTATTCCAGAACTCACCTCAGTACAACTTGTCAAGGCAATCCTTAAGGGATATGAAGTCGCTGTTACTCCTAGCGGAACTCGGCAATGGTGGCTAAACGGCAAACTTCACAGAGAAGATGGCCCGGCATATGAATGGGCAGACGGAGATCGGGCATGGTATCTAAACGGCAAACTTCATAGAGAAGATGGCCCTGCTTATGAAGACGCACACGGAACTCGGTCATGGTGGCTAAACGGTGAACGTATATCAGAAAAAGAATTCAAAGAAAGAACCGGACAGAAATAATGGCAACAATTTCAAACATCGATCAAGTAGACCAAACAATTCGAATCTACGATAACTTTTACAATACTCAAATATCAGTTAGCCCATCTGACTATGATCTGGTGTATTCTTATTTCGTGGGTGTATCTGGTAATACTCAAATAGCTAGTAACATGACTACTATACTATTCAGAATAGCTAATGCTGGTAATTATAATATATTAGAATTACTACAAATTGTTCAAGGCGCTACTAGTAGTCTTCAATTAAATACTATTCTTTCTTATTATTTGAATACATTCAAATCAAAGACCTCGTTATATGGTGTAGGAAACGTTCCTGCACCTAATGAGGCAGTTCAACGTAATGTAGTAGGATAATATGCCAAATTTTAGTCAAGGAATCTACAGTATAAAAAATCCAGAGAAATATATAGGGCAACATGCTCCAAAATTTCGTAGCTCATGGGAGCAGGTTTTCATGCGGTTTCTAGATGAGAATCCTAATATTACTCACTGGGCATCTGAGGCCATTCGAATTCCATATAGACATCCATTTACTGGTAAGCAGAGTATATACGTACCGGATTTTTTCGTTATATACCTTGACAAGAACGGCAAGCGTGTCGCAGAAGTTGTCGAGATAAAACCAAAAAACCAGAGTCTTATAGAAAGTGCCGGAAAATCTCTGAGAAACAAATCTATTGTTGTAGTAAATATGGCCAAATGGGCGGCTGCTAATGCCTGGTGCAAAAGAAACGGATTCATCTTTAGAGTAGTAAATGAAGATAAAATTTTTCACCAAGGAAATAAACAAGTTAAAAGAAAGTGATATACAATGACAAAGCAATTAGAAAAATTATTTGATTTAGCATCGTCTAGAATGGACGATGAAGATAACTCATTTGTACTTCCATTACCAGAAAATACTGCTGAAGTAACAGAAACCGCGTTAACCAATCTTGAAAAGATCGATGCGGCCTTGCCATTGGTACGTAGTCTGGAAGCCAGTGATGGTGAATTGGATGAGCTAGCTGAGATGGCTATAAACAGTTACAAGGATTTGCAGGATTTAGGTTTCGAGGTTGAATCTAGATTTAGTTCAGAAATATTCAATGCTGCTAGTAGCTTTCTTGGCCATGCGATTACATCCAGAACCGCTAAAATAAACAAAAAGCTAAAGGTCCTAGAACTTCAACTCAAAAAAGCACAACTTGATGCCAAGTTACAAACTAAGAATGAAGAATTAGAATCTACTCCAGCAGGTGAAGGCCAATCATTAGATCGAAATGAATTACTCAAGATGATCGCTTCTCAGGTATTACAGCCAAAGTAATTTCACTTTTGGCACCGGAACGATAAATACTAGATAATATTAAAGGTCTACTTAATGAAAAGTTTGAAACAGTTTATCGTCGAATCTGTGCATCCATATGAATGTACGATACGTATTGCTGGAGAAATTGACAAGAATTTCTTGGAACTCTTTACCTATAATCTTAAGAAGTTCGATCCGATTGAGATTTCAGAACCCAAGACCACTCCTATTCAAAAATCACCATTCGGCTTCCCGGGTGTATCAAATCAACCAGTCACAAGCATTAAGTGCGTGTTTCGTTATCCGGCTACTGAACCACAAATAGTTCAAATAGCCCAACTTTTGGGATATAACATTAATTCCATCAGAGTGTTTTCAACCTATTTTGATGATAGCATGCAAGCCGAAGAAGAAGCTTATGCAAATGAAGCTGAGCACTCTCCGGTATTAACACACTTAGAACTAGAAGAACAACCTGGAGCCAAAGAAGCTGCTAAAGCATATGGCAATTCATACTTAGACAGTATTCAAAAGCAAACCAAAGATTCACACATCGATGCACCCTATGCGGGTAAGAAAACACCCACTTCATTCGACCCCTTCAAGCCAGAGACGTTTCGTGCATCAATGGGCAAAGATAGTCCGATGAGCAAGATCACTCGCCCAGCAAAGCCGCCTACTGGCTCTTCAAAGCGTGATATTTAAGGAATTATCATGAAAGAACTATTGAACAAGTTGACCCAGCTGGAAGCATCCGGTAAGAAGATTATATCTTCTAGTAAGACTGCACCGTTGTTGTCTAGCAAGTCTACCTCTATGCCCGGTAGTAAAAAGCTTCTTAAGGAATCTGTTGGTAAATCTAATACAAAAACAGGAAAGTATTATGTTGACAGCAAAGAGGCACCAGACGGTTCATACTATATTCTCCGTACAGATACGGGCAAAAATAAGTCATATGATTGTGCAATAACGAAAGCAAAAGCAGAAGCGTTGTGTAAGAAAATGAACGCTTCAAAGGTGGATGAATCTCAAAAACCAACCTTTAAGAGCATGTTTAATCAATTGAGTGAAGCTGTATCTGTTCCAGTTATGCAGCAAGGCAATAAAACTGGCATGGGTATGCTGAATATAGATGATCAGTCTCCTGCAGGGAGAGCTTTGGCTGGTACTATGCAAAATCTGTCTCAACAAAATAAGCTTCAAGTGATGACTAATAATACATCTGGGGCATCTAATAATTCCATGACTCAATCGTCACCGACTTCTGTTGGTAGACCACAAATGGGACCCAACCCTAACGCCCCTATGTCATCATTGAGTCCTACTACACCTACTTCCCCTACAACTACTTCTATGGCCGCACAGAATACCGGATCGCCTCAAGATGATGGTGAAGAAATGATGCAAGAAACTGAAAATGAATCTACGTCAATACTAACCCGTCGTCTATTGCGATCTGTGGGAATAAATTCTGCATCTAATCATGCAGGAGATCAGTATCTTATAAGAAATATAGAGAAAGCAAGTCCGGAAGCATTAGAAAATGCACTACGGTGGGTTAATAGAGTAAAACTCAGTAACGAATATGAGACGCTTACTGGTGAAGATATTGCTCATCTAAATAATCAACTTGAGCGCGGCGCGCGACAAGACAATGAAGATCAATGGCAAATTGATGAAGCCTGGGCAGGTAACACGAAGCTCAATCCCAAGAAGACAGGTATGTTTAAGGGTAAGACTAAAGCAGAATTACAAAAAGAACTTGCTGGCTTACATAAGTCAGGCCCTCACAAGAAGGGTACTCCGGGATTCACTAAAGAAAAAGAATTGAATTTTGCAATTCGTGCGAAGTCTGATTGGAAGAAGGGTTCTACTAACGAAGGACAAATAAATGAAGTCGGCGATACTCCTGCAGGTAAAAATATATTACGTAATTATGTCAAGGATGCAAAAGATGATCTAGGAGTTGCTTCATATGAGAATGGTAGAATAGATCATCAATCAACTGGTAAAAAG